GCCCAACCAATGTTACATCATAAAGAGGCTATAGCGTATAAACAGGGATATCGAATTGACGAGCAGGGAAACGCAATTGGGCTAAGGGGGCTTCCTTTAATACCCGTCCTGGATCATTCAGGATATCCTAAATTTACGCTTAGGTATAATAAAGTAAAAACCACCAGTATCCATTACCATAGGCTAGCAGCGTACCAAAAGTACGGAGATCTAATATACAATAAGGATATAGAAGTTAGACACTTAGACTCTAATAAAGAAAACGCTAGTTTATTTAATATCGCAATAGGGTCTCGATCTGAAAATCAAATGGATAAAAGTGAAGAAACTCGCAAACGGTGCGCTAAACAAGCAGCAAATGTTCTTAAAAGTTTATCAGACGGTGAAGTTCGGCAGCTAAGAGAAGACGCTGCTAAAGGCATGACAAATAAACAATTAAGACAAAAATATTGTATTGCAAAAAGTACAGTATCGTATATAGTAAATAGAAAAACTTACGCTGATGTTAACTGAACATATAAGGAACTAAATAAATGAGTGAATTCCATGTGCAGGTCACGACAATTAAGAATGTCCAAAAGCACCCTAATGCGGACACTCTGTCTGTAGCGGAACTGAATGGATATCCTGTTATAATTAAAACAGGGGATTTTAATGAAGGGGATTTGGCTGTCCATATTCCTATTGACTCTATAGTGCCAGATACGCCCGAATGGGCATTTTTAAATGGTCATCTTAGAATCAAGGCTAAGAAGCTTAGAGGTATCTTCTCTATGGGATTGGCCATTAAGCCCCAGCCTGGGTGGAAGAAGGGGCAAAACGTCCAAAAGGAGCTAAACATCCTTAAGTATGAGCCGGTTACCAATCTAACTGCGCCAAAGCCACCTAAGGTATGGTGGCGCAGATGGTTGTGGAAGATTAAGAAGTTCTTTGGTTTAATCCCCAATGAAGGCCAAAACGAAAAAGATCCTGGCTTTATACCTGTATATACCGATATTGAGGGGTATAGAAAGTTCCCAAACATCTTACAGGAGGGGGAAGAGGTAGTTTTAACGGAGAAGCTGCACGGAGCGGCTTATAGAGTAACTTTCTCCCAAAATAGATTGTGGGTAGGCTCTCATCGTATGATTAAGCGCAAGAGCAAGAATAACAAATGGTGGAAGCCTGCTCTTGATCTTAATCTAGAAGAAAAGCTTAAGAATTTCCCAGACTTAGTGCTATACGGTGAAATGTATGGTGACGTTCAAGATCTTAAATACGGCAAGACCGGGCTAAATTTAGCCCTATATGATGCTTTTGATATTAGGCAACGTAGATATCTAGACTATGATGATTTTAAGAGTCTAGCTAATAAACTAGAGCTAGAAACGGTACCTGAGCTATATCGAGGCCCCTGGAAGAAGGAATTGCTTGACTTAGCAGAAGGAAAGACTACATTCAAGGGAGCTGACCATGTCAGGGAGGGGTTTGTGGTTAAGCCTGTTAAAGAACGATGGGATACAACTATTGGTCGTGTAATCCTAAAGATGGTTGGTCAGGGGTATCTATTACGAAAGGAAGCATGAAGCTTTGTTTGATGTCAGATTTGCATCTTGAGTTCCATAGGGACGGTGGGGCGTCTTTTTGTGAAGAAATTCTAGATAAGACGCCTACCTGTGATGTTATTGCCTTGGCGGGAGATATTGGTGTTTTAGCTTACGATTATGAGCAAATGCTTTATCTAATCTCTAAGCTGGCTAATAAATCAAGCAAAACTATCTTTATTCCGGGTAATCATTGCTTCTATGGAAGATTCTATGAGGAAGGGGTAAAGACCTTAGAGTCTTTAAGGGAAGATTTTAAATATGACAGCGCGGTAGAGATTTGCCACACCCCAAAATGGATTGAATATAAAGACTATAACATTCTAGCGGGCACGTTGTGGTTCGCTAACCTAATGCCCGATTTTAATACTAAGTCTTGGCTGAACGACTTTAACGTTAAGCATATTGAACAATATATTTATACTGAAAACAATGCTTTTATTAGAGAGTTGGAGCTGACAGATAGGAAGAACATCATTACCATCAGCCATCATAGTCCAACCTACAAGAGTGTAGGTCAAAGGTTTTTAAATAGTCCTCTCAACCAGTTCTTTTGTAATGACATGGACGATCTATTGGCAGAAAAAGAGGTCATTTTAAGCTGCCATGGGCACCTTCACGATGCCGTGGACTATATGCTAGGAAGCACTAGAGTAGTATCTTCTCCAGCAGGCTACCCGCGCGAAATACCCTTAGACTGGAAGCCTAAGGTTATAGAGATCGACTAACTCTTTAATCTATCGGGGAGTTCGTGCTTAGATTGGCTAGGAGACCAATTTAGATTTTTCCATTTCGTATGATTGTCGTCTTCCCAAAGTGGTTGTAAATTCGTATAATGGAAACATCTTTTTTGTTCTTCTTCTTTAGATAGATCAAATTTTTCAACCGGTATAATATGATCTATATGCCACCCGCCTTTCCCCATATTCTCTCTAGTCATCCCTGGCCAAAATAAACTTTCTAAGTATTCCATGCATTCTTCACCAGTACACCCTAAGAGTGTTATAGTCCCTTTTGATTTACTTTTCCTTTCAACTCCTTTTTGTAATCTAGCCCGAAGGTTCCCTTCTAGCCTAAAAATTGGATTATTTTGACGTTTTTCTCTTATTTTTTGTGAAACCTGTGGCTGTCTTTTTTGATTATAAACATTATAACATTCTTTACACCAACACGTCAGGCCGTTTGTACTACTCTTGTCTTTATAAAACTGTTCATTAGTTTTGCTTTGTTTACATTTAGTACAAACGGCCTGCACGGGATATTCTATAGTTTCTCTCTTGGTGTTTGAGATACTATATTGTTTATTAGCTGTACTGGCGCACTTCTTACACCAAGAAGCAAGCCCATCTATAGTTCCTAGCGATTTATAAAAATCAACTGTCGGCTTTTCTTTTTGACATTTGGTGCAAAATTTAATAGACTTGTGATTCGATAGATTGGTGTTTTTGTTTCTTTCTTTGTTTCTTTCCATCCACCGTTTCATGTATATGGCATGACATTTTTTACAAATGTTACCATTCTTGCGAAAAATTTCTTCTACATTAGACCGATGACATTTAATGCATATTTTAATCATATACCAAAGATTGTCTCTCTTTAAATAAAACATTCAAAATGGGCACTAAATTAGAAGTTCAAAAATATCTCAGATCTAACTCGTTATTGCAATTAGAGCAAGAATACAAAATTATTTATAAAACACATTCTGTTTATTCTAATTTGATTCTTTTTCGCTACAATCAGCTAGAGTCGCCCTTTAACGAGCGTATAGTACAGGAATGTCGTGGACTAATCCTGGATAGCTCAAAGAATTGGGCGGTAGTGTGCTACCCGTTCAATAAGTGGTTTAACTTCGGAGAACCTAATGCCGCCACCATAGACTGGTCTACTGCCAAAGTACAGGAGAAACTTGACGGAAGCCTTCTTGATCTATGGTATTATGATGGCAATTGGCAGGTCTCTACCTCTGGCTGCCCTGACGGCCTTAATCTAATAAATGACACAGGAATGACTTTTAAAGATCTGTTCTGGGAGACTTTTAAGAAGGAACAGTATGGGGTTAATGGTCTAAACCTAAACACTACGTATATGTTTGAGCTAACCTCGCCATTTAATAGGGTGGTGGTAGATCATAAAGAGAGCCATCTAACTCTTATTGGGGTTAGAAACAATAAAACTCTAGAGGAGTTTCCCACATCTGTAGTTAGTTTAGGGCCAGATAACGTATTGACGTTTATGGAGGTATTGCCTAGAGTGCCCAAGCAATACCCCCTAGGTTCTATAGAAGACTGTATAGAAGCAGCCAAGCATCTTAACCCCCTAGAGAATGAAGGGTATGTAGTTGTAGATAAGTACTTTAATCGCATTAAGATTAAGTCGCCCAACTACATTATCCTACATCATCTTAGGGACTCTATGTCTCTAAAGCGCATGGCTGAGGTTATTAGAACAGGTGAACATGAAGAGCTAAAGATAGCCCTAGATAGCTATCCTGAGCTAAAAGTGCGCTTTGATGAGCTTGTAGGGAAGTATAAAAGTATCGTTACAGGCTGCTGGGAGCACTATATAGCTATAGCTGGTATTAAAGACCAGAAAGAATTTGCAGAAAAGGCTTTACAAAGCCCTTATTCTAGTGTACTATTTGCGATGCGTAAGACAAACAAAACACCAGTAGAGATTATAAAAGGACTAACCGGAAACGCTTATTTGAGACTTATGGAGGTAAAGTAATGTTATATGTGGCTTTAGCATTGGGAATCGTTGGACTTTTAATTATTGCTTGGGAATCTTTTCTTAACCAAAAGATGGTGCCAGCTTGGCTGGCTTATACTTCAGCCGGTTCTTTATTCTTCTCGCTTGGTATTGTGTTTTATTATTTAATTACAGGGAAGTAATGGATCCGGTCAAAGAAGGTGTAGAGAAGTTTGTGAAAAGACAGTTTTAAACAAATATATTACATAAGGAAATAATGGAAAAATCACAGTTAGAAGAAGATATGGAAACAAGTAAGTACGATCCTAGCCTCTGCATCGAACCTCGAAAATGGGTATATGTTGACGAATTTATGGCCAAGCCAGTAGTTAAGTTCAAGAAGCTACACCCTAAGGCGGTAATTCCTAAGTACCAGACCGAAGGTGCGGCTGGTATGGATTTGACGGCGGTTATTATTGATGAGCAGGGGTTTGAAAGTTTTATTCAAATAGTCCCCGGCTTAAATCCTAAGTTGGTTGGTACAGGTTTAGCGGTTGAGCTACCACATAATACAGAAGGGCAGATCCGGCCTAGAAGCGGCTTAGCCGCAAAGTTTGGAATTACGGTTGCTAATAGCCCAGGTACTGTTGATGAAGATTATAGGGGGGAAATTAAAGTAGCCCTAGTCGCTATCGGCCATGAAACTGTAAACATTAAACACGGCGATAGAATTGCGCAGTTGGTGATTGCTCCTGTGGTTAAGTGTAGTGTAGTAGAAACAGAAGAGCTATCTGATACTACACGGGGCGCTGGCGGGTTTGGTAGCACTAAGGGGTTTTAATATGACTTTAAGAGAACGAACGGATAGAGCATCTAAGAAATCTGTATATGAAAATAGCAAACAACGTTTGATATCAAAGGCATTAGACAAGCTAGGAGCTAAAGCCGATCAGGGGTTTTCTAGGTATACAACTTATTTAGAAAATCTTTTAGATAGAGACTCCATATTGCTTATGGAAGGAGCAAGTCAAAACGAGGAGTTTTTATCGTTGTTTAGAGAAGACTTAAGAGCAGCAGACAAAAGCATTCTATTTGTTAAAACTAGAACAAAATACAACAATTCGGGCGCAATGATTTCTTGTGAAATAGACGTTTCGTGGTAACATGCTCATAGACCTTCCTGCTCAAGCCCCTAGCGTTTATATAGTTGACGTTTCTAACCTTAGCTATACCAGCTATTATGGCAATAAAGACCTTGCCACCTCAAAAGGTCAAAAGTCTGGCCACGTCTTTGCAGCTATTAGAACTCTTATAGCTCAATTTGACCATTTAGGCCAAGATACCTGCCCTATATTTTGCTATGATGGAGAAAATGCTAAAAAGCCTCGGCTAGAGATTTATCCTGAGTATAAGGGGAATAGAACGCCTCATGACTTCTACCCAGTACCAGACGTTAAAGAGATGTGTAAACTGCTACCTGGCCTACATATAGAGTATGAGTACGGCGAAGGTGACGACGCTATTGTGTGGGCAGCCATGCTAAATATTCCTAAGCCTACTTTTATATTTACGGGCGACGAAGATCTGATGTCTTTAAAAAGGATTCAAACCCTAAACATCTATAGCCCTAATAAAAAACGTTTTGTTGAAAAGGCTGACTGGTTAGCTAAATATCATGTAGAGGATCCTGCCAAGATTCCTATCTCTAAAGCCCTTTTTGGTGATAAGTCAGACAATATTATAGGAGTAGAGCGCTTAATCAAGAAACAGGTAGAGCCTATCCTAAACGATTCGAAATGTCTTGATATCGAAACGTTCTATGATATGCTTCAGACACAGCCCGAAAGCATGTCCGACAAGATGTATCAGAAGGTCATGGAGAACAAAGACCGTGTTATGATGAATTACAAGGTTGTTAAGCCTATGATTAGCGATTTTACCAAAAGGGCTGTAACTAGAACTACTAAATCTACTGAAAATAGAGATAAGTTGTTTGAATTATTGAAGAAATTCGAGTGTTATAGCGTATTAGCAGACGCAGAAAGGCTATATTTATGACCAGAGCTATCTATGCAGGCAGTTTTAATCCATTCCATAATGGACACCTGAGCCTTCTTTTTAGGGCCAAGAGGATGTTTGACGAGGTTTGGGTAGTTATTGCCAAGAATGATGCTAAAAACGACTGGCGAGACTTAATGATTCCTGAGATCGAGGAGTCTATTAGACACGAAAATGGCTCTCTAGACGGTTTTAAGGTCGTTTATTTGCCTGAAAAGAAGCTTTTGGTCGATTTTGCTGTAGATAATGTGGTAGACTTCTTGGTTAGGGGGCTTAGAGGCAGCGAAGACGCTGAATATGAACTAAAGATGGCAGCAGTAAATAAAGGACTAAAAATTGGATATGGTCCCGAAACCGTCTTTTTAACTGCTGGCCAATATCCAAACCTTAGCAGCTCTCTAATTAGAGACCTAATTAAGCACTACGGCTGGATTGAAAAGGTGAAACGACTTGTGCCATTTCCAGTTTATAATAAAATTGTACGGCAAAACTGTCGCGAATATCTGTACGATGCCTGGCAGGAAGCCTCACGCTGTATTACTGATTCGGCCACTGACCGAGAGCTGATGTGGCATGACATTGTAACTCAATATACCAACGATAATCGTCGCTATCATAATCTGACGCATCTTCTAAACTGCTTTATTTATGGTAACCATTATTTGGATTTTGAAACAGCGCTAGCGTTGTTCTTCCATGACTATATTTATGAGATGGGGGCAAAGGACAATGAAGAAAGGTCGGCTAAGGTGTGGGAGGAATTTGCCAAAAAGTGTAACGTGGATAAGGACACTACCAAAACTGTAACAGACATGATTTTGGCTACCAAACATGATGGTCGTGCTGAGCATGTAGAACAACAAGAATTATGCGACCTTGACCTGATCACCCTTGGTGTTCCATGGAATGAATTTAGGGCCTATAGCATTGATATTGAGATGGAATACTTTGCAGGGGCTTCCCCAACATCGTTGCCTACTAATGAAGATCGTAAAAAGTTTTACGAAGGTCGTATTAAGTGGATCGATAGTATGCTAGCTAAAGAACATATTTATTATGATGGAGATTTTCGTGAAAAGTATGAAGCTCAGGCCAGAGAGAATCTAAAGAAAGAAAAAGAAATTCTACAAGGAGCCCTACAATGAACAAAACATTTAGTGAACGCTTTACTATTGCTAGGGAGTGCTATTATGGTCATTCTTTGATGCGGTGTTTAGAAAATCTATTTAAGGAAGTAGACAATACCATCCACGAGCTAAAGTATCAGGCAGTTACAGCAAAGCAAGAGGCAACAGCCCTTAAAGAGCAAAATCAGGCTTTATTGGAAGAGTTAGCCGATATTAATTTAGCGGGCAAGGAAGAACCACAATTAACAAACCCGGCACTGATTAATGCAGCTAAGCAATTCTTAAAGAGTTGGCCTATAGATAAAGGCCCCTATGTTACAGAATACGAGTTTATGGGCCAATTGGCTCAAGACATCCTAAACAGGCAATCTTAAAGCTATGGGTCCAACTTATAAATATGACGGTTCTTTTAAACCTGTTGATGAGCTGCCTGTAATATGTATGTATATGGCTCAAACGCCACCATATTATCCACCGGAAAAGACGACAGATAAAAATGATTGGGAACAAATTATTACAACAACCCAATTTCCTATCTACGCAACCCCTAGTATAGATTTAGTCAAACTCCTAGAAGCCATTCAAGGACTACAAGGCCAAACTGCTGAAATCTATAGGTTAAAAGCTCTTGCGTTTGAAATTAAAGCTAAATTAGCTGAACCTGTTACTATTAAAGCCCAAAATGAACAATCAGGAACTAAATAATAAGCTAGCCGAGCTAGACGATTACCATCCCGAACATACCCCTGATGCTCTTAAAGGTACATACAAGGTATTACCTTATTGGAGTTTTGGGTGGAGATTTGTTAACTTTGAAAAAGGTATTTGGCTAGGTTTTGAGCCATATACGGAAGACGATGGCAAACCTTTAGTCAAACATGTAGGCTTTTGTCCTAGGCTAAAGTGGAACTATACTAGATGGCAGAGTTCTGAGGAAGAAAGAGTCAAGATTAAAGAGCTTTGTGAGCTATTTGTTACAGAGCCTAGCACCGAGCATGCCGCTGCTATATATAACTATCTACAGACTCTTAAGCCTTAGAAATGTAGTCCAGGTCCCAAGGGACTTCTAGGCACATATTATCATCGCATACATCATTTAAAGTGATTATAGGCTTAATAGGCTCTATAGATTGATTAGTAGGTTCAATAGCCTGGTCTAGAGTGCCTGATTTGAATGCTTCTAGAGGGATATTATACTCCCAGTGCCACGGTTCTGGGAAAAAATTAGTGACACCATATTCCCAAGCATGCTCTACTAGCCATTTAAAGAGTTTGGTTGCCTTTTGTTTCTCTATTGTGCTAGAATCTGGATAAAGACCGCCACAACCAATATCTACAGCCAGTCCTGTTTCATGGGGGGAGTCGTAGGCTAAATATAGTCTTCCTTTTTCTGCTGAACCATATTTCTTTGTTATAAAGTCTTCATATTGTCTACGAGATAACCACCTGTGAGGCCTCCAGCCACTAGCCGCTAGTAAAGCTAGTTTAAGATCCCTAACCGTAGCATTAGACATAGCTTTAAATGCTTTAGCTGCTAAAGTATGTAGCTTTTGCTGTTTATGCCCCGGTGTAGTTGGTACTTTAACTAATAGAGCGCTATCAGCCGATAATCGGCCGTAATAGCTTACTTTAACTCGATTCTCTATATAAGACATATATTAGTGGCGGGGTGGGTCATGGCTACGGGACGTCAGTGAACAATGCAGAGAGTGTCCGGATCTCCTCTTGGCTCGGTGGTCATTCCCATAAGCAATTGTGTAGATATAGTGGCCATTATGCTCCTATAGCGACATAAGCAGTTAAAGTGGCCCCAGTACCGCCACTAGTTTTTAAATAAGTAAGCCTAAATCTGTCACCAGGAGAGATTAAATATAAAGGCATTCTAGAGGCTGTTCCAGCAGGTTGTACTGGAGCTGGAGATAACCCAGAAATAGTATAATCGTCTCCAGTAGTACTTAATACAGGTGATTCTTCGTTTGTAAATTCTATTCCTATAGTGCCTATAGGTGTTCCGGTAGCAGGCCAAACTAAAGTAGCCGACATTGGAATACCTACACCTACACTTTGCCATGCAGTTGCTAGCTTGTTTGTACTACTTAGGTCAGTTACAGCACTAGTAGTAACAGTATCGAACCATTGTGTAATAGTATAGGTAGCCATTATTAAGCCACTACGTTAACATTTACAGTTGTTGCAGGAGTAATTGTTACAGGGACTAGCTGTTTGTCAAAATAGATCTTACCACCATTATAGGCGCTTAAGTCTACCCCACCTGCATTGTTTTTATTCGCTACACTCTGGCATAAAAAGGTTGTAGAGCTAAGAATCTGGCTTACTAACACTTCTATATTTCCTGTATCATCAGACTTGACAGCCCATCCTCTTTGGCCTACATATAGGCCTGCCGTGCTAGCACAAGTTAGAGATCCTGCCGCTGCACTTGTTAAAGTTATAGTAATTGCTGGAACATCGATATATGACATTTTAATCCTTATTTGATTGGGAAAACCGGATTTGCAGATCCCAAAACAATGCCTTCTCTAAAGAAGGTCCCGTTTGAGGTTTTAATCCAAATTTTACCAGAAGATCCATCTTGGCCGTAATTAAATTCTGTGCCGCTAACCCCTCCACTGCCACCAGCAGCCCTTATAGCTGCGGAATTTAATGCACTGATGCTTAAGGTTTTACAGGTTAGCAAAACAACGCCACCGCCCCCACCGCCACCTCCACCACCCTGGCCTGAATCGCTTACTATTCCATCTGAGCCATTGCCTCCATCGGCGATAATTTGACAACCGTTATCCAGTTCAATATCTCCTGCTGCGCAGATTAAAATACTACCGCCCCCACCACCACCATTACCTCCATCACTACCTACGGTTGTGCCAGGATAGCCCCCGCCACCACCAGCTCCTCCATAAAGAGAAACTAGACTGGTAGTACTAGCTGGAGGCTTGGGGGTTCCCAAAAAGAAGCCTTCGGTAAAAGTTATTCCTTGGACTGGGGCGCTTAGACTACCTAGGTTTAAGCCAGAGCCTGCATAGTTTGCGGTTGCCAATCCACCAGTACCGCCTTGAACGCCACCAGTACCGTCCCCACCAGTACCGCCGCTACCCCCAAGACTTCCTAATCGAACAGACCCGCCATTTGTAGGATTTGTAATCCCCTCTTCTCTATTTGATCCTCTAACACCCCCCGCTGTGCCTCCACCTAAGCTTCCCCAAGCTCCTCCAGTACCACCAGCATATCCACTAACCGCATCGGCGCCTTTGTTTATAATAAAGGATGGTTGAGAGCCCCCTTTAATAACTAAAATTAAGTTCCTGCAATAAATTCTATAGCCATTAGTATTGATGGTTCCACCCTGCAAAATAACATCTCTTGCAATTAAATCATTATCTAAAGTAGCAGTCACACCGTCTACGAAGTAGTCGTTTTGAGACGCATTAAGGCCACTTCCGTCTGAAGCCTTAAAGGGAATAGAACAAGATGGGTTTGCAAAGTTAAACATAATTATCCTAGCGTAATTGGATCAAAAGATTCTGCTAAAGGTGAGGTAGACCCATCTCCCCACATCGCCTGTTGTTGGACAACAGCTCTACTTGTAGTTAAAATAAATCTAATTGGACTTGTATAATATAAAATAGGATCTGGGGTGTCTATCTTTATAAAACTTCTGTTCCAGGTCCCCAATATTGCATTGTTGTATACAGTAACGCCATTATATAGGGGATATCCTTCATATAAAGTAAGAATCGCATGGTCAGAACCGCCACCTATATTTGTTATAGTAAAAAATCCAGCATAATTTTGGGCAACCTGGTAATAATTTGGACTATAGGCAATCACCTTCATTCCTACTGTAGGGGTATTTCCTAATAAATCGTCAGAAATTAGTGCGGCGGTGGTATCCCTTGTCCAAGTTTTAGTAGTGGCGTTCCACGTCCAACCAGCAAATGGATTTTGGTGTAGGTCTAAAATAGCATCCACAGTACCATAATAGGTCTTATTCTGTCTAAAGAAAATCTTATTTTCTACAATACGATTAACTAAGCTAGAAACTTCTGATTTAGGAACAATACTGGCGGTACTCATACCAATACTGCCATCAACACCAATAGATGTTATAGCAGTAGAAACATCTCCAGCAGAAGGCAGGGGATTGCTACCACCAACAAAACCAAAGGTTGCTATTTCACCATTTTTATCAGACCTGTCTTGTATGATTTTAACGGCAGGTAAATTACTTACGTCATATTGAGTTTTACCATAAATGACGATAGGGGAGCCTTCTGTGTCAGACTGGATAAATATGCTACCATCCCCAGCCGCACTACCTCGTCCGATTACAATATCTCCACTCCCAACTAAAACGGTTCCTTTGTCCGTATTATGGCTGATACCGCCACAAGTAGCTGTGTAATATGCCCCTACTGAATCAGCTAAGCCAACAGCTACAGGGTCTGACAGTGTACCGTTGGCGTTTATAGTTGTTCTAATAACACCAGTGTGGGTAGTAGTGGCAACACTAAAGCTGCTACCTACAGGATAGCTTTGATCCCTAATATAAATCTTTGTGCCAATACGAGTAGCTATAGTCCATCTTTGACCAGGGACACTAGAGCCTCCTAAAGAAGCTAAGGGCGCTTTTGCGGCTACTAAAGCATTACCTCCAACCACAGTATGGTTTGTGGCTCTATCTAGGTCTACATAAAGACACTCACCGTCAGCTAAATTAGTTAGGCCTACTACGTCTGTTTCTTGATCGGCTACTTCATTCACATAAGCGGTACTATTGTCAAATAAGAACTTAA